TAGTAAACAATGCATAAGCATTGCCACTTACCCAACCAATGTTCAAACCACCAGTGGCGTTGGCGCCTTGAGCTGCAGCCAAAACAGTTGCTACGTTAGCAGCGCCTGTTGGATACAACGCCAAGTTCAATGTATTGGCTGATGCCAATGGTGTCACTTGATACATAGCAACAGTTGTGGTCTGTTGGATTGCAGTCAATGTATTAGAAATGTATCCGTTGGCATTACCTGCGCCGGATGCAGTCAATGCTGAATTAGCAAAGAGACTGAAAAAGTCTAATTTTGGACCTTGGAAGTTTGTGACTGATTGTGCAGCCAAGTTAGCTGTAGGTGCAACATTACCGTTTAATACGTCTGTTGCAAATACCGGTTGTGCGCCACCGGAAACGATTGTGATATAAGCCATTTGAAAATCTCCTTAATATGTAGGCATTCTGCCTTACACTTATTTATCTTTTGGAGATAAAATTGTGGGTTAGGAGATCAAATCTGGATTATTCAAAGCACGATTACCAGCAGAGAATCCAAATCTATTGACCAGTTTGGCACGCCCTGCGGGTGTGGCCAAAACCCACCCTTCTTGTCCAGGTTGTTGACGATCCAATTGTTGCAGTAAATCGCTTTTGAGATCGTGTAGCCCTAAAAATGCAGTAAAGGCAGCACTGATACCATCCATGTTACTTCTTGGACTTTGTAGATATTCCACTATGTTGGCAAATTTTCTTGGAGTCACATTGGCTCGCAACCATTCTCCAAAGTCAGGTAACAGGTTGTCAAAATTGCTGGTTATTCTTGAATTGATATAACGTTTGCACAGTGCTGGCAAATCAGTGATACCATGGCTACGAAGATCTATAGGGCTAAACAACTGATCAATGGCCGGGCCTTTGGCTCGTAATAATTGTTTGAGTTCTGAGACTAATTTGGCATTGGGATGAACGTTTTGTATTTCTTTCACATTGGGGGTGATCAACAACAGTCCCGGCACAGACCGGAGTTTGACATCACCCAGTGGCTCAGCAGGACTCATTGGGTCAGCAATACGTGTATGTATTGCAACTCCTACTTCACTGTTACCGATTTGTTGTCCCAAGTTGCTGTTGGCAGGAATTTTGTATTCAATAAAGTTAGGTCTGAACACATATGCTCCTGCTACTTCTGGAGGAGTTTGTGTATACAGTAAATCACCTTGAATATACCCTTGGAAATTGGCAGGCACTGCAGCACTTAACAAAGGCCAAAGCTTAACATAGATAGCAATTAGATCACCGCGTTCACCACCCCGCTGATTCATGATTTTTGCAATTTGTTCTGGGCTTGTGGCCAATCCGTCATAGCCTTTGGCCAGGAATCCTGACTTGTCTGTAAGTACAAACTCGCCAGTGGGCTTGCGCCCAAATATAATAGCAGGCTTGCCGTCCCATTTCACAGTGGTAGTTTTTGCAGTATCGGCCGCTGCATCAGCAATAATTTGTAGGGCTTCCTTGATGCCACGACTGCCTTTTTCAAACACAAGATCTTCGAGATGTTCGATACGTACATCCTTGGCCGATTCCACCAATGGTCTCATGCCTTGATTCACAATACGGTCTCTTAAACGAGCAAGAAAATTAGTGTCTGACTCTCCGCGGGTTTCAAAGAATGGCACTCCTTGATTGGCAAAGTGTTCTCTAGCATCTGCTAGTTTGGCATCACGTTTGGGATCGTTAGCCAGTGCTTGTATAATTGTTTCTACACTGTACAAATCATCTCGAGTGGCTGATTTGTTCAACAACAGTTTGGCCACCTTGTCTGGATCATCTGTGATAACTTGATTTGTGGCACGGTCAGCAATACCAGCAATTTGATTCAGTTTATAGCCCATGCTTTTGGCCATTGAGTTCATCAACACATTGCGATCAACACCTTTGTATTCTGAATTTGCTGGTGCAGTCAGCACAAACTTAGACCATGGCACATTTTTTAAAAACATAAAATCTGTTTGCACATATCCATTGGCCGGGTTGCCACCTATGGGAGTTTTAAAATGTACCGCAGTACCAGTTTTCTTTACGTAATCTTCGGGTTTAAATCCATGACTTTGTACCCATTGACCAAGGCGGGTAGTCAACTGTTCTTTGGTCACTCGGTTAGCATCTACTGCAACATCTAAATCGCCGGACGTGGGTTTGAGTCCTGTGCTGCCCAGTGTGTTGTTTTGTAGGTCAAGTCCAGGTAGCATCAAATCCAGCCAAGCAAGAGTAGGTTTAACATCAGTTTGATTGATACGTTGTGTCAGGGCGCGGCCATCGCCATCTTTGAATACATTGCCGCCTTCAAATATATTCATATTGGTGTCATCCCCAAAGTCATCAAGAAGGCATCAACTTGAGCATTACCGGTTTCTCTAAATGTTTTGTCACCGTTTGTTTGTAATACCTTGCCTATCTGTGCCTGTTGCATGGGGCTAACTCCTAGTGTGCTTAATTTTTGTTGCATGGCTGGTTTCATTGTGGAGGCTATTACACTGGAATTGGAACGAGGATTTTTATTTTTTATTTTTTGGGCAACAGCTTGTACCCCAGCCGATGCCAACATACAGTATTGAAAAATAGCTGCATTTTGTTCTGGGGTACCGCGAGTGTTGACTACTTTTTCCAGAGCAGTTATTAATTGGGTGTTTAGATTTGATATATCACGGACATCATCCATGTCTATTGTTTCGCCAGTGGTTTTTTCTCGAGTTTTAAGTTTTTCATCAGACCAACGCACAAATGTTTCTGCATATCGATCTTCTTCGGGTGTACCTGTTTCTTCAAGATATCCTTGACTTTTCATTGCAGCTATGATTTTTGCGTCAGCAGGATCATTGGGATTCAATTTGTCTTTACCTACTTTAGCATACTGGGTAGGTGGTGCAGTACCAGCCGGTGGCGCAGCAACTGGCGTAGGTGGTGCAGTACCAGCCGGTGGCGCAGCAACTGGCGTAGGAACAGATCTGGTTTTAAGTTGAGATTTTTCAAATTTGGGCCAAGCATCGGCTATGGCCTGGGAAAATTGTGTAACTGCTGGATCGCTTTTAAGTGCTCTATATTTGAGCCTCCAGTTATCGCTGGGAGGTTGATACTGCATACCAAATCCTTTTTTCTCCATGCCTTGCGCTACACCAGCAGCTGAACTTCCGTAGTCACCTGTCATTCTTTGCAAAGGAGCTGGCATGGCCTTGCCTAAGGCTTTGTTTGCTGCCATGATCTTGTTGCCTGCTTGTGCAGTTTTGGTATTAACGTAGTCATTGGCTTGACCAATTTTGTTTATGGCGCTGCCAACCACACCTTTGGCTTTTGCGGTCGTAGATTTAAGAGTATCCATGAACCCTTCGTTCAGTGGGTGTTGTGTTAGTTCATGTATTTGCATCTGTGCGTCTCACTTGACGGGTAAATTTTCCAGGATCTCTGAGCTTGATTGCATTGATCAATTTGCGTTGTAGATTCTCTGCTTGTTCTGGTGTATAGCTAGAGTCAATTTGCTCCAGTAATCTTATGGCACTGGCAATAATATTGGCGGCGCGATTTTCTATAACATGACGCTGATCACGTTCTGCGTATAGACTATCTAACTCTTCTAGTAAACTTCGCGTTTTTTTTTGCATTTTGTGCCAGAACCTTTAGAGTATTTATTGCTATGTGCAACAAATACCTATAAATATTTTGTGATAAATCTATTAAAAAAGCAATTTGTTATAGTACATTTTACGCACGGCTCAGGCGGTAAATTCTTATCCACAGTTTTACAAACATCAGCTCAAATTGACCATTGATCCGACATGTTAGAATCTAAAAAATCAGCTAATTCTCTATTTAAAGAACTAATTTTAAATTATGTTTGCAGATCTTTTCTCCTAGAGCATAAATGGCATTTTGATCGTCGATTGCCTTAATTGATTGCATATAGCTAGCACAGGAATAGCAAGCTCGTCTGGCCATGCTTGAATAGTTTCTTGTACATGGGTAGTTAAATGTCCATTGTATAGCATCTGACGATTATTAATTAATCTTTTATGGTGTTGATTTCGTAAATGTTTAGCCAACGACAAGTCAGACAATATTTGTTTATTAAGATATATTGCATAATAACATCTTTCCCACAAAGTGTCTCGATATTGATAACTGTGATCAATTACGTCCGAAAATATATCAAATCCTATTTTTTCCAAATCATTGGCATGCCCATACCCGCCTACAAACAACGGAAATGTCAATCCTAAAATAGAATATAATGTTTTTTCAGTAAACACTGAAGAATGCGCATATGTAACCGATTCGCTGATCAACGATACTGCACTTGATGAAAATAAATTTCCTAACCAGTTATTCCACGTTGATAAATTATTACCATAATCTTGTATACTTACAGCACTAGCAGTAGGCTCTGAAGAATAAAAAAAACGTTCGTCAATCTCAACTGGATGTAAAATACAATTTCTAAGATCAGAAGTATACGTTGTCTGATTTGGATCTAGCTGGTTCCATTGTTGTATTATTTCAGACAGATCAAATTTTTTTCCAATACCACTCCATGTGTAATTAAAGTTTTGAAATTGAAAATATTCAACTAATTTTATTAACAAATATCTATTAATTTGTTTTTTGTTGATAACAAAATTAAAACAATACTCGGTGGTAGGAACTATATCAACAAATTTAAGAGGTTGAAATTTCACAAACTCTAGTTCGAGCCCGCGAATCACTGTTGTATATATTTTTTCAAAATGATTAGAGCTAATAGAAAATGCATTATCTCCTACAATAAATTTTGGATGTCCGTTTACTTCACAAAATTTTTTTAGTGCGTCAGGATCAATTGTATCAGAAATCCAAAGAATTGATTCAGTAAGATTCTTAGAGTGATTATGATGTATTATCTTAGAAGAATGTAAATAAATTACCGGAATCATGTTTGTTTAATCTTTCCTAATAATTGTTTGAGTTTAGTACTTTGTACATCAGCGGTAACTTTGCTAACTTCACCGGAGTCTTTATCAACAGATTCTGTTACACGACTTTGTGTTTTAATACTATCGTAAATGCTAGGTTTTTTAACAAACCCGCTACTAGATTCATCTGCAGATTCTCCTGAGTCTGTAATACGCATAGTTTCAATATTGTATTCTAAATCAATCTTTTGTCCTACTCCTGTGCTACTACGACTTTTCATACATTGTATTTGATATCGCCCACGTTCTTTCATTGCGCGACTTGTAAATATACCAAACACATTATCTGCAGTATTAATTTTACTAATACCGCCACTAATGTGACTGTGATCAAACTCTACTTCCTCCACCGCTGATCTATTTAATTGGCTTGCAGTCACAAACAACACATTGAGTTCTTTGGCCAAATTTCGTAGTTCTTCGCTGACATATTTGTCTTTGACAAATAAATCATTGGGGCTTACTTTTGCACTAACTGGCATTAACAAATCCAAATAATCAACCATGATAAAATCTACACGCAATCCTGTTTGTATTTGAACTTCTTTAATATAACTGCGAATATCATTGATATTGCTTTGTGCTGGCAATGCTTTGACCCTATATTGGCCAGATTTTTTGGCCATCATTTTGACTTTGAGTTCTGTGGCATCTATATCTCGACGAATTTCTTTAGTGCCCATGTTGGTCAGCATAGCATCTGTTCTCAGTGCACACAAATCTTCACTTAATTCTAAACTAACATACACTCCACTGAGTCCTTGTTGTAACCAGTTAAGTGCAATGTTCATCATCACAAGACTTTTACCGGATCCACTTCCACCTGCAAAAATGTTTAACTCACCTCGACTAAATCCACCATACAACAGTCGATCCATCTGGGACCATCCTGTGCTAACTTGTCCGCCTGAATTAAAATATCTATTGATACGTAATGCAGGATCGTCAAAGTAGTCTATGCCCATGTCCTTGGTCAGACTAATTTGTACTGCATCTTTGATCAGTTTTTCAACCGGATCATAATCGCCTTTTTCCAACAAGTCTGCAGCTTTTAAAATTGCTCGCTCGAGCTCTTGCCGACGAGTAAAACTTTCAAACTCCTGCATAAACCATTCAAAATGCCCTTCATTTAAGTCAGGCGTATGTACGAGTTTGATACCTGTACTGGCAGATATTTGTTCTATAGTTGGCAATGTTTTGTGATCAGTACTGTGCTTCTTGATAAACTCTGCAGCTGGCCGTAAACTGCGATCAAAATTTTCTGGATTGTAAATATTTTGTACACGTATGTAACTGCCGGCATCCTGCAGCATCATTTCTAAAAACAATCTTTGTACATCAATTCCATATTCTTTTAACAATTTATTTCCTTATAATATTTTCCTATTGTCAGACTGTTTCTCCAGTTAGTATTTCTTTTATTATCAATTTTATCTAGCGTTAATGTCCAGTTATTATCTTCATTGATTATCAGTGTATTTTTAATATAATTACCTATTCCAGATAGTTCCGGAATAGATCCTAAATGATCTATTACATGATTTTTTACAGCAATTGGCAAAAATTTAATATCAAAATTATTAGCCAATTGCCAGCAAAAATCGGATTTATCTCCCTCTCTATTTGTTTGTAAATTTTCACTAAACCACTGCCACACATTAAGTGTTTCAAAGATATTATAACACCCAACCGTCATATTGACTCCAAACATAACATTTCCGGGTAAACTATTTTTCATTGCAATAATGTTATTACTTACGGATTCCCAATTACCAGGCCATCTGACATATTCAAATGCTAGCTCAGTTGCATCAATACTGAAAAATAGTTTAACTAACTTAGCACTACTCCATAGATCTATTATTTTATCATTGGGCATAACAGTACCATTGGTATTGTAACTTATAAACGTATTTTTTAATACATCTTGATCTTTCAATTTTTCTAATAACTCAATTTGATCATTGTTTAACAATGGTTCTCCACCATTAAAGTGTATTTTTTGTATATTTGTAAAATCTAATCTATCTAAAAAATTATTCGACTTTTGAAACTTTCTTCCTATGTTAATTAATTCAGTCTGTGTGTAATTTAACTCGGTTGCCCATAGACTACTATTTGTTGGGCCGCACATAATACAGGCAAGATTACATGCCCATGTTGCACTATGATCAATGCATGCTAACTCTAGTAAATCGGATGGCGGAAGATTAAAAAATTCAATAGCACTTTGTCGTCGACTTTTGTGTCCAATTGCTTCTGCATCCCAACAACGAGAACATTCCGACGGTTTTACTCCACGGGCAAACTCAGATCGAAGATATGTTAAATGAGGGCTTTTATAAAAATCAAAAGTATCAACCGCTTCAATTTTTGAACCTGCTTGACAGCACGGTGCAACACTGATATCATTGTCGTTGACTCGATCTATATATATGCTACGATAAATTTCAGGACACCAATTTTGCAATTTGCCGTTTCCTTAATTCTATTTTTAACTTTGTAGTTTCTCTTGCTTGAAATATAGTTATCATGGTTGCTAATCGACCCATTTTTACTACCGCATCATTGACGTCTTTGATTCCTTCTGGCCAGTCCGGTATACTAACTGCCCATCCAAGTTCTATAGCACGATCCACAAGTTCCATGCCTGCAGCATCACGGTCCGGTACCACTGTAATTTCTTTGCCTAAACTCCGTATTAATCTTGCTTGTGCATCACTGACAGTGTTGTGCATTAGTGCAAGCCCGCCAACACATAGTGCGTCAAATATACCTTCCATGACCAACACATGTTGCCAGTCAGATTTTTGTAAATCTGTTCCAAAAACATACCCAGGCTGACTGTGATTGATGTATTTTGGACCAGAACCACTTAACATTCTAGCACACCACCCGACTAAAGTATTTTTATAGGTAAATGGAATAATAACATGGTCACGTGTCCAATGAACCCCATCATTTTCTATCTGTACCATGATAGGATAATCTTCTGGCACACCTCTTTCTCGTATGTACTTCCAATATACAGTATGCTCTGGTGTAAGTAATTCCGCATGTGGGGGGAAGTCTTCTTTTTCTTCAAATTTAATGTCGCTTAATGCATTAAAGATCTGCTGGCGTTCATCTAATAAGCCTTCTATACTACGATGTTTTAAACTTTCTAAATTAAGTAAATCAATGTCACGCTCTGGAACATTTAGTAAACCCAATAGTTTACGTGCTTTAACTCCTACGCTACGTCCAAGCATGAAGCTTGCTGTAAATTGGCAATTAAAACAGTGATAGCTCCATCCTTGGTCACTGACTTTCAATCCGCCTCTTTGCCGTTTATCCTCACAACAAGGTGCATTGAAACTGATCCATCCTGAAGGAGTCTGTTTTCTTTTGGCAGGTAGATAGGCAACCACATCAATCATGTAGTTAGTTTAACACATTTACTTTGAAAAATCAACGTTATCGATAAAACAAATCAACTACATATCCAGTACTGATAATAACCATGGCACCTTGTCCACTAGGTGCCACTGGGTAGTAAGGCGTATTGATTCCTGCATTTGGCACTAGCCAATATCCAGATCCACCATTGGTCACTGTGATGCCCGCAATACTACCATTGGTTCCAAGAGTAGCAACTGCGGTAGCACCGGCACCATCACCAATGATGTTAATTTTAGGTGGTGCCAAATATCCGCTGCCTTGATTTTGCACTGTTATACTTTGTACTATTCCATTGGCGCATGTGGCATATGCCTGCGCTGGCACACCCGGTTGATCTGGTACAGCAAATATACTGTTGTTAAGGCAAAGTCTCAACAACGGGTACCATCCAATCACATTCAAATAAATTGTACCAGTGTGATTGTAATAGGTTGTACTTTCAGTGACATTGTATGGTACTGCTTCGTAATCTTGTGCAGCCTGGGCTTTGATTGTACCTGTATAACCGTCCAAGGTCATTTGTATAGTTGTTATAGCATTTTGCGGGTTGATAAAACTGCTGTAGTATTCTGTATTTAGAAAACTATTCCAATAGTTGGCACCATTGGGATTTCCGCCCCAGTACCAGTCTTCGCCGGGATAGTTTTGAAAACTTGTGCCGTCTGCTGACCCTTGTGCTGACAATTTTACTGTGGGAATTGTCAATGGAATGCTGGGTATGAATTGTGGCAACACACTGTCTACCACATTCAGCGGCGCTCTTGCTCCAGACTGAGCATTTGTAAATACTGCTTCGGTTAAATTACCACTGCTTCTTGTAATACTGTAAGAAGCCGGTTCGGCCAATAATTCCAATAATTCCGGGCCTGTTAAAGTAACTTTGGCTCGCCCCAATGGTGCATTTAGTGTGACCATGGGTTTTTGTATCAACAGAGTAGAGCCTGCTGTATTGATCACACGGAACAGGAATGTGCTTCCAGTTATGTTGACGGGTTTTTGTTCTTGATTTATGAATTCAAACAACAGCACATTGTCAACGCCTTTGTTAATTGTTAATTGTTTTGCGTACACAGGGTCATACCTATAAGTGAAAGTTTCACCGTCGGCGGTGTCTATCAATAATACTCTGGTAATTTGTTGATATAAATACGCCGTGGTTGAATACATAAGGATCTCCAACAATATTTATGGGCAATGACTTGTTTGCAAAATTAGCTGAAAAATACCCGTTTATAACGCTTTGCGTTTACGCCTCTGCAGAATACGTTGGTATAGTACAAAACCAAGATGATGCAATAACTACAATTTACGATTTTGGCAGCATACAAGATGTTGAACAAAAAAAACTATTCTTAGAACTAGCCAATGTTTGGTGGTGGGAAAGTAATCGCAGTATACCTATCAATATCTTTCTTAAATCTGATTGGGATCCGTTTAAAGTATATATAAAAACTTTTAGTAACAAGGATCTAGTCGTACTGCATGGGCCTACATGTAGTCTAATAGAAATGAGCCGCAGAAAGACCAAACGCAAATCAATTACACTTGTTCGACGGCTTGACTAAGCAAATTCATATGAAGTGCCACTAAAGCTGCATAGCTAAGTGCATGAGATTTTTTAAATGTATATCCTCGAGAATCATCCCCGTCCCACACAGATTCAAACACATCTTTCCAGGGTTTATTTTGTAAATGAGCTTTGCCTGGGCGAATAATACTAATAAATGCCGCCATTCTGGGTATACTGTCTGGATGCATAGATTTTAATAATTCAGTGTAGTTCCCAACATGTACAAGTTGTCCTACCCATGCTGAATCTTGCCATAGGCGATCCCACGGTGGTGCGGTTGTTAACATTTCTTTGTAATGCTCTGGACTTTTAACCAGTTGATAAACACCCATGTTTAAGAAATCTATTTTAAAATATCCACGATGTTCGGCAGTTTCGTAATCAATTGCTGCACAATTATTAACAGGATCATAAGGCATAGCTGTAACATATACACCAGAATTATGGCGTCTAACTTGATTTTGAATCATTTGTCGTGCCGGAATATGCCGAACTAACTTTAAAATTTGTTCTCTATCAGCAAAATCAATATCAATATCTGCACTCATTTTTGTATTTTATAAAAGATTTTTAAATTAGTCAATCGTTAATTGTTCTATTGTTGAGATTTATAGGTGCTATATTAAATTGGTAATAATAACTACATGCCCATTCTATAAGTTTTTTGTTTGGCACTCCTAAATCCAATTGTTCAAATAACCATAATATAGTATCAACATTTGTATTTGGATCTAGTAGATTGCTGAGATTTACTTTATGTTGTGTACAGTATCGATTGCTTGGCGGTTCTAATAATTTATCATAGTCATAAAACGGTAGGATTGCCGATTCGCCGATAACAAAGTTTTTTAAAAATGCAAATTTTGAAATTTGAAATTGATAAGGATTATGAAACTGTATTTTTTTAAATTTGGCGACCAAATAATCTGGATGATTTTCTTTTGATATCCACCCATTATCGTTGTTGCCAAATAATTTAATATATCTAATTTTATAAAACCATTTTTTAGATAAGGGATCCACCACAATGTTAATTATTGAATTCCCTAATCCCCACCGAGGAACCGTGGGTTTATTAAGACGCATCACCGTTTGTTGGTGACATTGGATATTGTTTAAAAAACATTGGTCATGTCGATTTTGTAATTCTTCAATAAACTCCTCTACAGAAAGATCATCACCGCGTGGATGTTTAGCACTAACAAAATCTAATTGGTAAGGATGATGCGGTTCGTACTTGATATGATTTTCAAGGTCTGTTTGAAAACATTTAGAAAACCAATTTTTAAAAAAGTCTTCAAATTGGGGTGTGCCTTTAGCCTTTTCAACTTGGTTATCCCAACAAGGTAATTTGCTGCTAGTTTGTAAAATTGATATGAGAAAGTTACCCGCTGCCCCAGGAGCATAACGAACAAATAGCAAAGGAATTTTAGAAATCATTAAACTTTGGAACAGTAGCCAATACAGAATGTAATTTTTGTACTGTAACAATATCAATGGTATTGGTAAAAAAATTAAAACAATTTTGTTTTATAATATTATAAGCCAGCTCTCCTGTTAATACGTGATTATTTTGTTTTAACCATTTCATAGCTAACATAATTTTATCGTAACGAAGTTTGTGATCATACTCATTATCAAATTGTTGATATTCCGGGGGTAATAAATTCCATGCTGTGTGATATCCAGTTTGATTATACATGGCGTGAGTTTTTGCTCCGGCAATAGGCCAAGGTATTGCACCTGCTACAAAACACTTAAAAATTTTTTCAGTTATAAATTGTTGATTGTTGACCCATTGAGTTTCTGGAAAAACTACACACTTATAATTATAGTATTCGTTTATCATAAAATATCCAGGTGGAATACTTCCAAATTGTTGATCGACTCCTATTAAAATACCATTATCATAATAATGAGTTTCATTTAATTTTGTATCATAGCAACCATTGATAAATTTTCTAAATTCTTGATCATATAAATCTTCAAATTGAGAATCGGGACATTCGACTACACCGTTACTTAATACAGATTTTATATGTATGCCTAAGTTATTTTTTTGCAATAACTCTATAAAATACTGTCGATTGCTTCTGTTTGCACCATTGATATAACAAATGTCGTCTATGTGTGCGGAATTAGTCCAAGACCTTTCATAGTATTGAGGATAAAATCCTCGAACCATGCCATCATGAAACAAGCGTATATTGTGATTAAATGATATGTTCTTGGAATATAACCAATGTGTTTGATCTAGAAATGCGCCAGAAACAAAATAAACATTTGTGTATTTGTCAAGGCACTCAGCAATGTATGGTGTGCTCTGTTCCAATGGTTCACCAGCATTATCTAAAAATACTAAATCATAATTATCAAAATTACAAAATTCTCTGTGTGGCATGCTAGCAAACGCAATGTTAACCGCATCCGCCATTGGAGGACCATATTCAATGATTACATCAGATTGATAGTTGTTTTTAGCATTAACCGCTTGGCGGTACGCATAATACCGATCAAATATTTGTAATCCGACCGAGTCAGAAAATATGTGTATGCATATTTTTTTCATTACCAGCCTGCCTTGGTTAATATATCTTTGGTGTATTCTTGATCGGCTGGATAGTCTTGAAACTTTTTCATCCAAAAATCAGAATCGACATATGGCCAAATCATTGCAATTTGTTCAGTGCTCAACTCAGATAAAAACTGTTGCCCAGATTCTGAATTATATATAACCCAAGGACTTATGCGTCCGCTAGAAATTGCGTAACATATAGCGTTTGAATTACCATAACGCAAACAATCATGTGCTGGGTTGCCGGTTTGTTCTTGCCATGCGATACCAAATTCAATGGCTCTGGCCAACGCATCATTTACATTTTCTACACGTAGATAGTCTAGCAAATATTCTGTATAGATGCTATCTCGGCACCAGTGGTCAATTTTTTTATTTTGTTTGAGCACATACTCTATAAATCTAGCAGGATTTATTGCTCGTATATCTACACAATAACGACCAAACTTTACAAATGCTCGATAATATGGACTATCAGCAAAGTCATCAAATGTTTTTAATCGTGCAGATCCTTGTGTTAGTTGATAAAATTTTAAATATGCTTGTAATCCCAATTGAACACCACGCTCCGATTGTTCCTGTCTTCGTCGGCGTGGCTCGCAACTATGCACTGCAAGACTAGATTCTTTTATAAAATCTTTTTGACAAAATTGGCAAGTATATTTCATTCTAATAGGTTGTGTAGGTGAATATATTCAACCAAAAATTTATTCAATGGCTCGTGTTCGCCCGGAAGCGGATGACGTATCAATTTAGGTAAGTGTTTATCAGCAGTTCCATATTTTATATTTTGTTTGGCCTGGAACTCTAATCCTCCCCATGCTAATCCATCTACTATATTAGCACAATTTTTTAAAAATCTAAATCTGTTTTCACCCAAATAATTGGTATAGTAATCAGGAGGTTGCCTAAAAATTACAATCTGGTGATTTCGACTCGTTAAGTCCGAAATTATTGCCAATAGTTTAAACATAAGATCCTCAAATTTATCTTTAACTGCGTGACTTTCTATTTTTAAATTCTGTTCAACTGCTTGTTGACTGTCTTGATCAGACCAAAAATCTGCAATTGAATTGGAATTAATTTGATTTTGAAAACTAATCCATTTTCCTTCAATTCCGTTTTCTCGACCAACTGGTAATTCGCTTCTATTTAAAAATGATAATCCTACAATGTATAAAGTTGGCCGATCAGTAATGTATGAATCTTTTAATGTTGTCCTAATAATTCTATTGTTACAAGATCCAGGAAGTGCCAAAGAATATGCCATTGGCATATTCAATCGTTCTGCTAAATCAATATGTCCATTACCTATGTCATAACATTTAACGTAGCTGCATCCATTGACAACTAATCTATCAATCATTTTAATTTTTCTAGTCCTAAATCTTTAATGTGTGAATCAATTTCTTTTTGTGAAACTATCTTGCTCATTACTTCTGCGTCTGATCCTTTCATATTAGGAAATATAGTCATTAGTTGTTTTTTCTTTGTACCTTCATTGGCTGAATTTTCATCTTTTTTCTTAGGACTTATCCATTGGTGTCGATGTGCGCCCATTCCGGGACTAACACTGCTGGCACAAAGCCATTGTAACTGTGGATGTTTGTTGATACTAAAAAAATGTTTGTTTAACCGTTCATTGGTGCTAATGACATAAAACTCTTGCAGATCTCTTGAGCCTTGCACACTACTGCCCCAACGTATCATTAAAAAATTACTGAACTTTTTCTTTTCTTCGTCTGTTAGATCTAAATAAAAATTTCGATTTTTTAAATCAAATTCTTTCATTTCGTTTGCAATAGTGAGTTTATCCATTACCAAGCCTTGTTGTAGTCCACTATCTCACAGTTACGACTGATATCTTTTACAAAATAAACACATTCGGGCTTAGGGCCGTCGGTTATAGGCACGCATAACATTTGCCCATTTTTTAGTTTAGGAGCATACCAGTTGACTTCTTGATACACATCTATGATTTCGATATCTGGAAAACTAGGTCTGAAACTGGATAGAGGGTTGAATTGAAACACTTTAAACCCTCGATCATTTATGCTGGTCAATGGCAGCACTTCGAGATCACCCAAGTCGGGCTCACCAATAAGTATTTGCCAGTCCATTGGCATTTTTATTCTGTGCTCTCCGATCCTTAAAACTAATGCAGGGGCATTGAAGCTTTCTAAAAATATCAGTGGTATGTAATGATAGTCAGGATCCATAGGAGTCGAATTATCTAAGATTGCAAAACGCATATCTTCTATTTCTTCTGGAAGATGATCTAATTCGTAGTGTTCGTTGTCAAGTGTTAATATTCTCATATAGTATATTATATAGATTTTGTACGGAATAGTCAATGCCTAGTTCAAAAAAAAATACGGTCACATTGTTTAATTATTTAGAGCACCATTTTTAGTAGTTTTTCTAAGTATTAACTCATAATTTGATAGCAGGTATTTAATCAATGTATTTTTTATTGATATTTCTATATTCAGTTATAAAATTTTCTACTTCAAATTCCGAAGTGGTTTGAAAAAAATCAACTATTATTTTATTTAAATTTCCAAACATTATATCTTTGAATTTTATAGTGAGTGCCGGCGATAATGTTTTTGTTTGTTCTTTCCAATTTGAGAAAATTAAAAGGTCTGGGTTTTCCATTACAGTTTTTAGAAGTAACTCATAGTCCAATGGATCCATATGTGCAATGGAACCATTGCACATAAATTTAATATTATTAGGATTTTTACAAAGTAATGGCCACATACTTTTATAAAAAGCCATTTTTGCTATAGTTAATTTATCATCATGATCAAAATCAATCAAAACCAATTCTTCACTAGAGTTAAGATTCTTTATCCAATGCTAGTGTCTACCAATGGCGTTATGACAATCACCTGTGACAGGATTAATTTTGGGCAATATTGTTGGCAGACAAAGAGATTTATTAAAATAATAATAAAAAATACCTTTGGCAAAAGATCCGCACGATCCTCCTACAAAAAAAAAATGTATATCTATTTTTTATTTCCATTCCAACTTTTCTTGTGTGAAGTTATATTTAGCTTCTTTATAAAACTGCTTACGTTTGGTCAAATGACGTTTGGCGAATTTACAAGTACTGGTAATATCCCAAATTTCTACATGGTCCTTGTCTTCTGCTTTCCGAATACCGCGTCCAATTGATTGTATAACGCGGACAAAGCTTTTTCCGGGCTCCAAAAGGACCAAATTAAATATCCTAGGAAGGTTAATACCAACAGCGGCCACACCGTAAGTCGCCACAATAATCTTGCCAGTGCTAGTTGCAATTTCGTCATATTCACTTTGTCTATCCCCTGCTTTGGTTGATCCCGACACAAATACCGCATCATCTAACTGTGCTACCAATGCTTGACCGGCTGCAATACGATCAACCAACACTAATGTGTTGCCGGTAGCATTGACTTGTCGCACAATGTTAGCAATGGTCTTGAGTCTATTTTCTTCTTCAAGAAGATATTTTAATTCACTTTGATAATTGGTAAATTCTGCATGGTCAACTAACTGTACAATATTAACATGACATTGTGCCAATACACCACGATCCTGTAGTTCACTGGCGGCTAATTGACTGATCACTGGTCCAATACTTACCAAAAGACTTTGGCTTTCAAATTTTTCTTTGGGTATAGTGCCAGTTAGTCCCCAGCGAATTGGCACTTGACTCATTGCGCCCGTTAACAAAGTTTTTAGTGCATCAGCTTTGGCCATGTGTACTTCGTCGACTATGACACATACTACACCTTCCAAGAAGTCCCCAATGGATATGTTGGCAGTGGCATTCTTTGTATTCTTTAGCAGTACGTTTAAACTTTGCCAGGTGCATATAGTATGAGTTCGACCAAATTCTTTACGATCTCCAAAAAATACTCCTACATCCAATCCTAAATTCTGATAGTCAGCTTCGGTCTGAGTTACTAGACTTTTATTAGGAACAATCACAATGCTACGACCGTGTGCTTCGCAACGTTGGCTTAGTGCCGCGGTCATAATTGTTTTGCCTGCACCAGTTGCAACTTCCTGTAAGCATTGTGGGGTGGCTAAGAAGTTATTGACAATCTCAACTTGATAGTCTCGTAGCATCACTGGTTCGCCGGCTCGGGGATGATTCTTGGGCCAAGAATGGTGACTAAAACTGTTTTCTGTTACTTGCTCAAACTCAAATGTAGTTTTATAATCTCTCTGATCATCTAACTCAATATCGTAATTAAAATCTTCAAGTATAGGAATAATTTCTGGCAGTAAGTTCACATACGTACTGCCGCCCATTTGGAAATAACTAATCTTGCCGTCCCAACGACCTAACCTGACGGCCGGAAGATATCTTGCGTATGGCACATCGTATTTAAAAGTGTTAACTAGTTTTCGTCTAACGTCAAGTTCTAATCCTTCAATTTTAATATTGACTTCATCTCGAATTTTTATAATACAGTGTTTCATTGTAGATATACTTTATTTACATATTGTCTTTGGCGAATTTGATCAAGTAATTGTTCTTTATTATATTGAGTGACTAATTCAGCTACTGGAAAGTTCAATGGCAGCAGTCTTGGATCATCAAATTTAGTAATACCGTAACGATTAAAAAATTTATAATGCGTATTATAATAAGATGACATGCCGTTTAAATCAGAAACTTTTTTGTAAAATTTAACATTGAAATCTGCACTGTAAAAATTAAAAGGCTTGAAAGCATCGTCTGAGATATAAATGTCATTATCCTTGGTAAGGTCTTCGAGAGTCTTTCCTATTTCAACATAGTTTAAGCACACAGATCCCCATGCTGGAGTAATTACACCAAACTTTTTCATAATATCAACTGACAAAGTCTTTGTTTTAGGCATACCAAACCATGTGCATACAAATCTTGGTAAGCTGCCGTGGCTCGCAGTTTCACATCTATGTACTGCTATGTTAAGATTTGCAAGTGCCTTCCTGACCGGATCCGGAGCTTGATTCCAAAATTCAGTGTCTTGCTGATCTAGCAATCCATGATAACGTTCAAAGATATTGTGTAGATAATTTAAACAATCTTGATCATAGACATTGGTAAACGGCCGATGTATAATCAGCTGGTGTGCATTAATAATATCAATACACCCGGTTATCATTTTAGTTGCAATTGTTATTTCTTCCTCTTGATTGTTAAATCCGTAGAATCTATTGGGGTCGTCAAGTGTGTAAGCTTGGCGAGATTGCATACGGTCAATCCAAAGTTCGGTTATAGGAGAATCAAGCAATCGAAACTTTAAATCAAAGTTATCATGCCCTAACTCAATGTGTAATGTTGAAAACATAGTGCAAGTATATACTATATTTTTATAAATGTCAAAAAAAACAGGCACCTTAGTGCCTGTTGTAAAAGAACTGTATGTCTACAGTTCTGGAGCTAACTGTCAATTATGCATGCTTCATGCAAGTTGTCTCTGCCATGAATCTCCAACGTGCTGGAAAACTCTTGACCAAATCTGCAATTTTAAGTGCCATGCGCAAGCTCATCTCACGCAAACGATTTTGATTGGAATTCATAAACTCAATGATGTCATCTTGAGTACACTCTTCAAAATCATAGTCTTGAAACAACACGCCATCTTTGGCAATTTGTTTGATACGCAAAATTTTGTCACGCATGGTGTCTAGCGTCAAATCTAGATAGTGACAACGACTTTGCAATGCATCCAAGTGATCTCGCAATTTCTGCGACTTCATTTGATCAAATTTCAAGTTGGTAATAAAAATTACACTACCTTTGAACTCAAAACTATCTGGAATGCCTTCTCTACGCAATGTGCTAGACTCTGACAACCATGAAATTTTACGCTTCTTGCCAGAGTCCAGGGCACCTTTGAGCAAGTTAAGTGCAACATCATCTACCAAAATGCTGTCACAGTCATCAAATACTAGAACACAATTTGCGTCTGAATATTTGTACAATGTTTGATACAAACCAATCGGGGTGGCACTACCTTTGACAACTTCGGCACGCAATTTTTTGCCGGCAATCTTGTCAAACAAACAGGCTTTCTCGACTTCTTGCTCAACACCAAAGCTTTTACCTACACCAGGAGGACCAGACACAATCATTGCACGGATATCACCAGTGGTGGCCGCTTTGGTCATTTCTGTCAAGATTTCAAAACGGTCTCTAATACGAGCCATTGCTTCTTCTTCTGTTTCCGTTGGCCGGGCCGATTGCTTGGGTGCTACTAATTCTAGCA